CGAGGAACTTTTATTGACACGCTCCAAAATCTCCGATGTTGGATTCATGAGGATTCTCCTCCCTTTCATCTTCTTACTTTGGAATTAACAAACTGCTTCCCTTCGCCATGTAGTGGGCGTTATCCACCTCGGACTACTACGGAAGCTCCGTTGCCATATGGAATATTCAGTCTCGAATAGACATAGCCTTTCGGCATTTCCACTTAGGCAATCCCTGTTTAACGATGCTTATAGGCAAGTGATAACTGTCGGATATCATTTCGGTTTATCTCACGTGTTCTCACGCTTGCTTCATGACCTATAGCAGACACCATAACGAATTCAATATTATGGTGGGGTCATGAGAGTGGTTTCAGGATAATTTCCACACCCTCCCACGAAAAAGGAGCTAACCTTTGCTTTGGCAATCCAGCCTTATCCTTATGTTATCTTGTCATTGCAGGTACTACTCGCCTCATATCCTTTTGACGTTTCCTGCGTTTCTGCCGTGCTGTGTTCCCGTGTCCAGTTTCCTGTCATCGGTTAGGCAGATTGACAACCGCTCTGCTGTGCGGTGTAGAGCCTAATCTACTGTAAACATCGCCTTTTACAGGCGCACAAACTCATCTGGAACAAGATAGCCGCCCTCTGCATCTGTACCAATGTGCAAATCATCATGGACATCGATCCAGTTGCGGTTTCTGACGCTGTTCCAGAAGGCCTTCTTGTAAGTGTCGCTTGCTGTACCTGTCTTTTCCGTTACATTCGGAGTTGCAGGCTTACCGAGAACAGGAGTGGAAGTTGCCTTGTTCATTTCAGCTTCGATTTCAGCCTGTCGTTCCAGACGCTGAATTTCCTTGCCAAGGTCAACAATTGTCTGTTCCATTGCATCGTAAGTCTTGGAATCTTCCTCACTGAGAACACCGTTTGCATTTCTCTTGCTGTCGAGAAAATCACGGGCAGTGTCCCAAGCCTTCTTTCTCTTTTCTCTGAGTTCCTGAATTGTCATAGCCATAGTTAAAATCCTCCTTAGTATTTCAGTAATGCCAGTCTTTTTTCAAGCTGGTCAATGGGTGTGCCTGTAACAGATTCTGCTGATGCAGATACTTTGGATAAGAATGCAGATAGATTCTTCGATTTGGAATAAGTCATTGCAGTCAGTGTATCTTCTTTTTCTTCTTCATCCTGTTCTTCCTCTTTGGGAACAACAGGCATTTTCTTCTTTGCAAAAAGAATCCCGTCCACAAATCCCATCTCATGTGCTTTTTTCGCATTGAGCCATGTTTCATCGGACATCAGCTTTGCAATCTTGTTTCTGCTGAGGTGGGACTTGGTTTCGTAGGCGTTGATAATGCTCTCTTTGACTTCATCGAGCAAGATGATAGCTTTTTCCATATCTGCCTTGTTTCCCATAGCACAAGTGCTGGGATCATGGATCATCATTAGGGCAGTTGGTGCAATTAAAGTTTCATCGCCTGCCATTGCCACAACAGAAGCCGCTGATGCAGCAATACCGTCAATTTTCACGGTAACCTTGCCTTTGTGATTTTTCAGCATGGAATAAATCTGACTTGCAGCAAAAACGTCGCCGCCCGGCGAGTTCAGCCAGACTGTCAGATTTCCGCTGACTTTTGAAAGTTCGTCACGGAAAAGGGCAGGTGTCACTTCATCGCCCCACCAGGTATCTTCCGAAATAGGTCCGTTAAACAAAAGCTCTGTTTCTGATGTATCTTCGTTTTTTACAAAGTTCCAGAATTTCTTCATTCGGTTTCTTCTTCCTTTTCTTGATTTTGATTTGCAAATGCCCCTGCATCTGCGAGTTTTGTAAATGAACCATTTACAAGATAGAGATTTCCGCCCAATTCGTCAGGGATCATATTCATATCTTCCAGTTCACGAATATCATTGGCGGACATCCAGCCGTTTTGTCTTGCTGTGGCATAGCCTTGCATACGGCTCGCATAATCACCACGCAAAAGCCCCTCAACATTGAACTTGATGAAATACTTGCCTTTCTCTGAATCTGAAAGTAATGCTTTCATAAGTCCTTGTTCCCAGCGAACAATCCATGGGTCAAGGCTGTATTTCACGAAATCAAGGGATAAATGCTCTACGTTACTGAATGTTGCATGGTCAAGGTCGCCGATCATATGGAGCGGCACTCTGTACATTCTTGCAATTTCCTCAATCTGAAATTTACGGGTTTCCAGAAACTGAGCCTCGTTGTTCGGAATTGAGATCGGCGTAAACTTTACGCCTTCTTCCAGAACAGCGACTTTATGTGCATTTCTTCCGCCATAGGCTCTGTGCCATGCATCTCTTAATTTATCGGGATTTTTGATTACTCCAGGATGTTCTAACACACCGCTTGGATTTGCGTTGTTTCCGAAGAAAGATGCCCCATAATCCTCACAGGCGATAGAAATGCCGATCGCATTTTTCGCAAGTGCAATCGGCGAATATCCCACCAGGTAGAGTAGGGAAAAGTCGCCTTGCAATATTTCTATTGTAGGTTTACTTATCCCTCTCCCCAAACCGTGCTTACACCTCTCGATGTACACGGCTTTCCATTGTTATTTGGTATTAGAAACTCTTTTGCTGTGGATTTTTTTATGGCACTCCTCGCAAACAACTATTGTTTTTCGCCTTTTGGCAATCATCACCTGTTCCCAAAATTCTTTCCCTTTCAGGTCTTTTACTTTGTGGACATGATGAATATCATAGTGTTCCGCATCGGTGCATCCACATAATTCACAGACTTTCGCAGCTAACCTTTGTTCAAAGACGGTTTTGGTTCTTGTGTGTTTCATTGCTGTTGTATCAATGGCATCTATTGAAAAACTTGATTCTTTACATTCACTAAAATTAGCAAAATAGCAATAGCAGTCACCTTTTTTGTTTTTATAGGCGATACGCCACTTTCCTTTTCCGTCCTTATTTCTCCTTATGATTTTTGCAATTGTTGTCTTGTGCTTACAAGCAAGGGTTTTCAGGCAGCTATATTCCATCAGATACGCAAAATAGTTCAATTTTCCAAAATTGCTTGCCAATGAGTAATAGTTGCATATTCCCCTTAATTCTGCGTTGTAAGCTGTGACAATTTCAAGGTCACTGCATCTTGTAAGAGCCAGACGTGTCCAAGGCTTGATTTCTCCATTCTTACTTTGATTGATTACTTTCTTATCAAATAAGAATCTCATAATCTTATCATTCAGCGGAATAGCTAACTCTGCCGTTTGACTTAACGTTCGCTGTGTTGTATTTCCTGCTTTGCGAACGTCATTATTCCGTCGTACTCTCACATCATAGCCTAAAAATCTTGCATAGTTGCTGCTGTGTGTAATCAAGGTTTTTTCTTCTGAAAGTTCCATTTTGAGCTCATTACAAATAAATTCTGACAGTCTTTGCTTTATTGTCTGGCAGTCCTCTTTACTGCCGTTTATTCCGATAAGAAAATCATCAGCATATCGCACATATTTAATTTTTTTATCAATCTGTGCTTTATAGGGGATTTTCAGCAATCTTGAACGAATTGCTTTTTTCTGCTTTATCAGCAGTTCCCTTTCCTCGCCCTCCGCTTGTTCAATCAGCGGATTTAACTTTCTCATCTGGTGTCTGACTGCTTCATATTCTTTGCTTGCGTAATTCTTTCCCTTGCAGTTGAACTCATTTGCAAGTTCGGTCACAAACTTATCAAGCTCATGCAGATATATATTGGCAAATATCGGTGAAACAATTCCGCCCTGTGGAGCTCCGCTGTAGGTTGCGTTATACTTCCAATCTTCCATATATCCTGCTTTCAGAAACTTCCATATCAGTTTAATCAACCTTGCATCCTTGATTTTTCTGTTGATAATCTCAACCAATTTTACATGATTGATATTATCAAAGCAGCCTTTTATATCTCCCTCTACAAACCAACGTATGCCATTGAAACCTTTTGTTATAGATTTCAAAGCGGTGTGACAACTTCTGTTCGGTCTGAAACCGTGAGAACAGTCCAGAAAAACAGGCTCATAAACTGCTTGCAGAATCATTCTCAAAACTTCCTGTACAAGTTTATCGGTAAAGGTGGGTATGCCTAATGGACGCTTTTTCCCGTTTGCTTTATTCACATACGCACGTCTTGACGGACTCGGCTCATAGCTTTCGGTTTGCAGCATATTGATAATTTTCATTATCTTTTTTTCACCGAAACCGTCAGCCGTGTCATTGTCCACACCTCTTGTTGATGCTCCACTATTGGCATATAGATTTTTATAGGCTACATAGTAAATATCTGGACGAAGCATATATCTGTATAATTTTGTAAACACTTCATCCTTATTTTTTTGTGAGTTTCTGTTTACTCTTTCTAAAATTTCAATCGTTGGTGTCATTGAGGTATTCCTCCCTAACTTCTTTTCATTTTAGTACATAACAACTGCGTTCCTTCGCCATGCAAGAGCCATTAACTCTCTCGGACTACTACGAACGCTCCGTTGCCTTTACGGATATTCAGTGTCATCTTCCTTGCTTTTTACACTTAGAATTTATCACCTTTCGGCATTACACATAGCCATTTGGCGTTCCGTTTTAGGCAATCCCCAGTTAACATAATGAGTTGGTATGTGAATTGTCGGATATGCTTTCGTTTCTTTACCACAGGTTCTCCTGCGGGTTACATGAGTTTATTGACAACTAAATGAACGACGGCTTTATCCATTCATACTCATGTCAAAGGTGTCAGATACTTTCCCTTGTCGTGGATTAACCGAAACTTGAAACTTGCCTTAACCAAACACAGGTTTATCCTCATATTCACTTAATGTTGCAGTTCAGTCGTGATAAATTATCTTTAATCAACTTACCGCTTTCCTGTTATGCTATACTCCCGGTCGATTTTCATCTTCCGATAAAACAGGTTATTTCATACGTTGTCTTGCATGGTAGTACCATCTTTCTACTTCTCACTATGCCCTATCTGGGCGCACGCCGTCATACCCAAGTCCGGGAATATGCAGCACATCTTCTGCCTGCAGGACAATATCGCCCTGCTGTTTCAAGTTTGGGTTGGCTTCATCATAACGGCTGTAAATATATATCAAGCGGTTTTTCTCATCACGGTCAACCTTCATTTTGTCAGGCATCAGAGGATACAGTCCTAAAACATCACCTCTGCCGTTTCGGATAATCTGTGCATAGGCATTGCCGTAGATAAGCAAGTGTGACATTAAGGTTTCTCGGAAAACAAAAGAAGTCATTTCAGGATTTGGCTGATCGTGGAGCAAAAAATAAAGCGGATGCCATGGCACTCGCTCTTTTCCTTTATCGTTATATTTGTACAAATGCAGTGGCAGCTGTGCAATCGCTTCTGACAGCACACGCACACAGGCATAAACCACAATATGCTGCAGGGCTGTTCTGTCTGTGACACGTTTGCCGCTGTTCGCTCGTCCGAAAAAGTATGTGTATGACGGGCTGTCATAACTGTTTTGAGGCTTATCTCTGGATTTGAATAACCTGCTGAAAATACTCATATAAAAAATCCTCCTGTTATTTTTCATTTTTCTATTGACATTTGATAGCATTTATGCTATCATAAGAATAGAAGTAAAATCGATGGAGATTATACAATGTACGAGATTGAATTTTATGAAAAAGAAAACGGTGAATCTGACGTCTGGGATTTTCTTGAAGAATTGCGAGAAAAATCGGAAAAAAGCAAGGACGCAAGAATCCAATATAACCAGTTGATGCTTCACATTCAGCTGCTTCAAAACAATGGGACTCGGCTGCCAAACAACATTACAAAACATATTGAAGAAGATATCTGGGAGTTAAGACCTGGAAACAACAGAGTTTTTTATTTCTACTACTGCAATGATACTTTTGTGTTGCTGCATCATTTCAGAAAGAAAACACAAAAGACACCGCAGCGTGAAATTGAAAAAGCAAAATCAGAACGTGACGATTATCTATCCAGAAAGGGGTCATGATTTATGAGAACATGGAATGATTACAAAGAACACGTAAAAGCAACCAGCCCTCAGGGAAAAGCAGACATAGAAGAAATGGAAGCAATTGCAGCCATTATCTCTGCGGTCATTGAACAGCGGAATGCTTTGGGATATTCCCAGAGACAGCTTGCTGAAATGTGCCATATCCCGCAATCCTCGATTGCAAGAATTGAATCCTGCAAAACTGTTCCGAATCTTGAGACTCTGGTGAAAATCATGAAGCCTCTCGGACTCACTTTAACTGCACAGGCAGTTTAAGATCTACAAAATCAGCATTTCCCTCGAATCATAAACAGACTCATCAGACACACATCCACAGCGAATTGCACGGTCAAGAGCCATAATCATGGCAACTGCACCGTCAATCTTCTCTGTGGATTTTTCTTTGTCCGGCTTGATATTTCCGGCAGGGTCACGGCGAATGAAGATATTGTCCATCATCCACCTCAAAACAGGATGTCCGTTGTGTGCAAGCGTCTCTTCCAAGGTCAGTTTCATCAGTTCTTTGGTCGGTGGTGACATATCTTTATATCCTTGTCCGAATTGCACCATCGTGAAGCCAAGTCCCTCAAGGTTCTGTGACATCTGCACTGCACCCCAGCGGTCAAATGCAATTTCTTTGATGTGAAATTTCTGCCCCAGTTCATCGATGAAATTCTCAATAAAACCATAGTGAACCACATTTCCCTCAGTCGTTTTCAAGTAGCCTTGCCGTTCCCATATATCATATGGAACATGGTCACGTCTTACTCTGAGTGGCAGTGTTTCTTCCGGCAGCCAGAAGTAAGGAAGAACATAATAATGTTCATCGTCTTCTGTAGGCGGAAACACCAAAACAAATGCTGTAATATCTGTTGTAGAGGAAAGGTCAAGACCGCCGTAGCAGACATGACCTGCAAGGTCATCTTCATCAAACGCTACTTTGCATTTATCCCATTTCTCCATAGGCATCCAGCGGACAGCCTGTTTTACCCATTGATTCAGACGCAGTTGCCGAAACGCATTTTCCTCGCCCGGCGTTTCTTTTGCAGAATTACACGCAGCCACCACCTTATCCATTCCGATGGTCTTATCGAGTGACGGATTTGCTTTTTTCCAAACCTTCGGATCCGTCCAGTCCTCCGATTCATCTGCACCATAGATAACCGGATAGAAAGTCGGATCATGCTTTCTGCCCTCCAGAATGTCTTTCGCCTTTTGGTGAACTTCATAGCAGATTGAATTTGTGTCCGTTCCGGCTGTGGTGATGAGAAAATACAAAGGCTGCATTCTGGCATCGCCGGAACCTTTGGTCATAACATCAAACAGCTTTCTGTTGGGTTGGGTATGCAGTTCATCGAACACCACTCCGTGGATGTTGAAACCATGCTTGGAATAGGCTTCAGCAGAAAGCACCTGATAGAAGCTGTTGGTCGGAATGTACACAATACGCTTTTGTGAGGTCAGGATTTTCACTCGCTTGGAAAGGGCAGGACACATTCGCACCATATCCGCCGCCACATCAAATACAATGGCAGCCTGTTGGCGGTCGGCAGCACAGCCGTAGACTTCGGCACGTTCTTCGCCATCACCACAGGTGAGCAGCAGGGCAACCGCAGCGGCAAGTTCTGATTTGCCATTTTTCTTCGGAATCTCAATGTAAGCCGTATTGAATTGCCGATAGCCGTTCGGTTTTAAGATTCCAAACAGGTCACGGATAATCTGTTCCTGCCAGTCCAGCAGTTCAAATTTCTTTCCTGCCCAGGTGCCTTTGGTGTGGCTGAGGCATTCAATAAAAGAGACGGCATAGTCTGCCGCTTTTTTGTTATACTTGGAATCCTCCGCCATAAAATGGGTCGGTTTAAATCTTGCTATTGTTCTCACCTCCAAACAAAAAAGACCTGCCAAAAAGCAAGTCTGTATCATTTATTTTAATGCCCTCATGTGGCAGTTTTGTAATCGAGATTCCATTCCCATTGTAACCATGTTACCATACAAATTCAATGATAGCAAGTCATAACGAAAAAATATACTGCACAAATATATGGCTCAGATTTTGTGTACTATATTTCTTCGGTACGAGCCACAGCCCCCTTGAATCAGGGGCTGTTTGGAAAGAGTGAGGAAGGTTTATCTTCCCGTCATACTTTCCCATTCAAATTCGCAGGCGTTTTCGTACTCCTCATCGAAAAGGGCATCGTCATCGATTTCCTTTTCCGTAAAGTCAATGCTGTCAATTTCCTCGCAAACCGTATGGAGGCTTTCGGCATCTGCCTTTGCAAGGCTTTCTGCGTTTTCCTCAACCCATGCAGTGAACTCCTCGTTGTCCATCCTGTCCTCGTTTTCAATCTCCAGTTCGTATTCGTAGTCCGCATCGAACCAGGTGATGACCGCCTTTGTGATTTCGGTTCTTTCGTTCCAGTCCGTTCTGTTTGCCATTGCTCTTGCCTTTGCGATTCCGTATGCTACCATTGTGTTTTTCCTCCGTTTTTTTGGTTGTTTTCCCTTTCGGTAACTGTATATTACCATACCTTTCGGCGTATAGCAAGCGGCTAAATGTACAGAACATAAGGCGATATCTTCGCTGTATATTTGGTGGATCTGACACTGGATAAACTTGCTTTTCTATGGTAAAATACAGTACAATGGAAAAGACATCTCGGAAAATCGCAGCTACCAACCAAGCCCCGCACAGTTCGCCTGTGTGGGGCTGGTTTTGACTTTGGGCAGTTTTTCGGCAAGTGCTCTGAAAGCCCACACAGGGCAAACAGGGCGGTTACATGGGAAACTTTCGGTGCATTACAGACAGGATTTTCTCCCGTTCCTCCGTGGAAACGCCGATGCTTTCCAGTGCCTGCCGAATGCCGCAGTCCGGGCAAATGGGCGTTTGGTTGTCCGTTCTGGAAAGTGCAGGGACACCGGAGTAGGGTTTTCCGCAAAGTGGGCAGATTGCCGAAACTGGCTTATCCGTTTTCATGGTGGTACACCTCCCGTTCGCTGATGTCCATGGCTTTCCGCAGGTGTTTCAGGTCAAAGCCGAACTGGCGGTATCCATTCACACAGGTGCGGATGTAGGCAGAAGTGGGGATGCCCAGTTTCCGTTCCTCGTGCATGATGTACACAAAGGCGGTCAGCTTTTTCCTGGTTTCTGCAAGGGGAAGTTCCAGTTCCGTTTTGTAGTAGAAATGGGGATACCCCTCATAGCGGTCAAGGGCAAGTTCATCTCGTTCTGACACCGACCAGACTGCCGCCGGAACGGTACAGCCCTGCTTGGGTTCGATGGTCAGATAGGAGCCGGTCTTGCTGCCCTTGAACAGCAGCTGGTAATTTGGAATTTTCGCAGTTCCCATAATTCTGGCATCCGGGCAGCGGAACTGCATCTGTTTCACGTTCAGATTGCTGCCGTAGGCAAGGTAAAACTTTTTCATGCAATCAAATCCTTTCTGAAAGGGATACCCTTTCACCACCATAAGACCGCCGAAGCGGTCTGGTGTAGCTGGTAGCAAAAGGCTGTCCCTTTATCTGCCGAACCGGAAAGCGGCATCGCCATCAAGGTTCTTGGTAAGAAAATTTCTCGCTGTGGAGAACTCCTCGCCGACCAGCCCCAGTCGAATCAGCCATGTTCGCATGGCGAATTTCGGGTTTTCCGTTTGCTGTGGTTTCGGGCTGGCGGTTCGCAGTCCCTTTGCCATTTCGGAAAGGGCAAGGCAAAGTTGTATGTAGCTTTTCAGCTGTCCGGCATGAAGTCCGTTTTTCCTGCCGTTGGCAGGCTTGTCGAATTGAAATAACCGGAATTCAATTGTGCCTTTTGTAAAAGTTGCGTGATAGTTCAGCATGTGGTATCGGCTGTCGTTGTAGTGTTGATTTCTGCCGTAATTTGCACCGTTCGCCGTATACCAGATGTCTGCGAACTGTGCCATGTTGGTGGGCTTTTTCCGGTTCAGCTGTTCGATGAATTGGGGATTGACCGTTCTGCAATATCGGTTCATTCTGCCTTGGTCGATTTTCAGGGCATCTGCAATCAGCCGTTCGTGGCTCGCCATAAGGTTGGCGAGGTTTCGCAGGGTTTGCGGTGTGTGTCCGTTTGCTCCAATGTGAATGTGTACTCCGGCTCCGATGCCTGCATGGCTGATTGCTCCGGCTTTGCGAAGCTT